TCTCTCAGCATCCTTAATAGCTTGCTGTACTGACTTGCCTTCTTGCCTAGCACCTCGTCTGTCACTTCTGTACTGGACATATTGTGTAAGGTAACCGTTAGCTGAGTTCTCACCGTAGCGGTAGTTCCACATCATCTGTAAATTGATTGAAAAGAACTCTTTGTCTTTGGTCTGACCAGAAACAACACCGTTGATAAGATTAGCTTTGCCTAACTTAAAGCTATGACCGTCAATCAAATCAGTAACTGCTAAGTGACCGTTAACTCTTTGCTCACATAATGCAACTGCATGATCTCTTTGTGCTCTAGCTTGCTCATGGCAACGTCCTGTATGAACTGTGCAATACCAAGGTCTGTAATAGTCATTAGTTGTACGACCTGCGTAATCCTCTTTTTGGATAAACTTAATGTCTTTTAAACCTTTGCTGTCTTGGTAATAATAGATTTTTTCTTCTACTACTTTGCCAGATCTTGACTTATAGACTTTTGCCATGTCGTAAGTTCTGCCATCTTGCTCACGCTTTGCCCAAATCTTGTTACAGCAGTCTACGTCTTGTTGTACTGAAGCAACAAGCTTGCTGTAGATCTCATCTTGTAAATGGTCTGCAAGATTGGTTGGGAATGTGAATTGTGTCATTGTTAATAGAAATTAGTAATGTACTCTTATAGTATTGCATTAATCCCAACACCTGTCAACAAATTAATTTTAGATATTGCGATTTACTCTACATTTCTCTATATTATGTTTAATTTTATTTATTTTTTTGATGACACTGGCAGCATTTAGATCCAAGACTATTGTTGTAGGTGTTTCTGATACTGGTCATCGAGTTGCTGAAGATCATCCGAATCATAATCCTCGGATAACTCAAGTAGTCGTTGACGCATTACGAGAACTGCACGAAGATTATGGTATTGGCTATGGCTGTCTTTCCATAATGTTTGGTATCTCTCGTGGTTACATAGCACAAATTTGCCGTTATGAAAAAAGAGTCTCCTATCCAACTCGCTACAAAACAATTCAAGTTAGGTAGGCCAAAAATTAATTTGAAGGCTTCGCCTTATAAAGAAACTATTGAAGAAGTTTTGTTTTGGATTTCTTCTGGACAAACTTTGAGAGCTTATTGTAGACAGAAAAATAAACCTTGTTATGCAACTATTTATTCTTGGATGAATATTCCAGATTGTAATGAATCTGAGGAGTTTTCTAAACGCTTCGCACACGCACGAGAGAGAGGGGCGGAAATGATAGGAGAATCTATCTTAGAAAGCTTGAACGAACCGCCTAGAATGATCGGTGAAGATGAGCAAAGAATAGACCCTGCGTGGGTGCAATTGAAGAGGGTAAAAGCGGACGTAACTCTTAGGTTGTTAAGTAAATGGTCTTCAAGATATAGCGATAAGGTTATTGGTATTGATAAAGCAGATATAAACGTTCAAGTAATTACTGGAGTTCCGCAGCAATAACGCAATCAAAAATAATGTGTATACGCTCTGTGTCTCCCACGTTGTGGGCTGTATGAAGTTTCTTGTGATCAAACCACCAAACATCTCCTACCTCGAACCTCTGAAGCTCATTACCGCAGGTTTGGAAACAATGTTGATTTGATTTAAGGACAAGATGAAACCTTGAGTAGTGATCGGCATATGTTCCCTGATCATTGTGTTTAGTTACATGACCGCTAGGCTTCAAGTTCACTATTAGTACCCTTCCCATATCCTTCACTCCTAGTTGCTCCAGCATTGGTCGCATCAATGGAACTAGGGCAGGTTTCAAGTACTCCATGCATGGATAGTCATAAGATCCAGTATCCCAAAGAACGTAATAAGAACTCATCTTTAGTGGACCACGAACATAGATCGACTCGGTGTCTTTATGTGGTGAATTAGTGAACTTTTGTCTTGTTTGTATTTCCTTCCATAACTCAGGCTTTGCGTCCAACAATTGGAGCAATGGTTCAACGTCTAACCCTTCGGCAATACGTTTAAAGTTAGATGACTTTGTAGGGGTCATAATCGGTCTTCTGTGTGGCTGCTTTACGTCTTTTGATGTATATGTCTTCTGGCTGTTTCTTAGCTACTGGGAGGGCGAATGTAAGGGCTAGTGCATCAGCTAGATCAGGTGACCCTGCACCCTGTAATCTCTTCTTAATCTGATCCTTAGACTCAAGGACTCGTCTACCCACATTGTCGTACCAATAAATGGGAGTAGCTAACTCTTGTTTAAGGGCTATGTCGTTAGGTATTGCACCACCTTCTTCTACCCATTGTTTCATTAACCACCACATCTCACTTCTACGGTTGATGTATTGATCAGGCTTCATAGCTTTACCACCAAAAGGAATCTCGATAACGTCATACTTAAGTTGCCGTAATCTATCTATGACTCCACTCCCTGCCCCTGCATCACAAAAAACAGCATCAGGGTTATGCTCCTCAATCAGGTTAGCCACTCTTGTAGCTAGTTCCATATTATCAATACCTCGATAGACCACAGGCTTAAATGCTTGTCTCCCCTGCCTACGGAATACGACAGAACGATCATCCCCAAATCTTGCAGGGTCAATACCAAGGATTACAGGTGACAGCTTGACATGATCAGATTGATATACACGTTTAGCAGCATCTTCGGTATCTGCTAGGGCTATTAACTGATCATCACCCTGTGCTGAAAAGTCGCATAGGTACTCACGAGCAAAACTAGTCTCACTCATATCACGTTTAAGACGAGTCACCTCATTAGGATGTAGGGAATCTGTGTCATAAACGGTATATCTAGCAGCCGTCCAACCTTCTTCCTCTATGGCCTTGTAGTACAACTCAGAGAACAAGTTGATACCACTAGGTGTACCGATAAAGATAGACCAACCAAGACGGTCAGACAGTGCAGGTTGTACTATGTCTGTCCATAATTCATTTTTTAATTGTGCAACCTCATCCATAACTATTCCATCTAGACGTAGACCACGCATAGCATCGGGATTGTCACCACCAAATAGCCTAATAATTGCACCGTTGTGTTTAAACCTTGTAGATAATTCACCTTCATTTATTTCTATAGCTGATCTTTGTCTTAATGGTTCTATTTTTTGTTTTAACCTAGCCCATGCAATAGCTTTAGCCTGACGTAAAAAGGGAGCAACGTACACAAACATAGCTAGTTCTTTGTCTGTCTTCATGGCTTTATCTATTAGCTCCATGATTGCTAGTTCAGTTTTACCAGAACGTCTATGCAGAGCGTAAACACTAAACCTTTTTTTGTTTATATGACATTGTCTTTGCCATTCACGAGCCGTATAGTCAAGACTTACTTGCATTAATCAAAATTACTTTCAATAATAGATATATACATTATATCCCTTATGACTAGTGTGACCGTAACTGCTGATAGTACAGCTAGTGTAAACGAAAGTAGAGTACCTAAAACAGAAATTAGACTCTGCACGTTAGATGAATTCAAGGTATTAGCAGAACCATTATTTGAAGAGCATTACGAAGAGATTGCTCGCAACAAACAAGTAATGAAGCTAAAACCTAACTGGCCTTTGTATGACACAATGAATGCAACAGGTTGGTTGTTTATTTATCTAGCAATGCAAGGCGATGTCTGTATTGGATATTCTATGAATTTAATGATGCATCATTTGCATTATGCAGACTTAAGAGTTTGCCAAAATGACGTTTTGTTTATCAAAAAAGATTTTAGAGGTGGACGATTAGGTTTGAAATTAATAAAAGTTACAGAAGATCATGCCAGATCTGAGGGCTGCAAATTGATGTTATGGCACGGCAAAGAACACACCGCTTTAGCTAAACTGCTACCAAAACTAAAATATGGTGTACAGGAAATCATGTATTCTAAGGAGATTTAAACAATGGTAGTATCAGCAGCCGTAGCATTAGGAGCAGTTAGCGTTGGCTATCAAATATATTCTGGTGAAAAGCAAAGGCAACAACAAAAGAAACAGTTAAGGTTGCAAGAACAAGCCAATAGAGATGCTAAACAGAGAGCAAAAGAAGCATCTGACCGTGCTGATATTGAAATGAATAAGGCTAATAGGAAAAGAGCAGACGTTAGTGCTATTACAAAGAAAGAAGAACAAGCAGCATTAACAGGACCTGCCGGAACATTACTTACTGGAGTACAAGGTGTAGACAGTAGTAATCTTAATTTAGGTGGTAATTCTTTACTTGGTGGATAATCAATGAAAACAAAACGTGCTGACCTGTTAACAAGGTGGGGTCACCTAAGATCTGAAAGGGCTACATGGTGGTCACATTGGCAAGAAGTGACAACATACTTGTTACCAAGAAATGGACGTTATTTTGAACAGGATAGAAATAAAGGACATAGAAGACATAACTCGATATACGACAATACTGGTACAAGAGCGTTAAGAACACTAGGTGCAGGTATGATGGCAGGTGCAACATCCCCTGCAAGACCTTGGTTTAGACTTGGAACGGCTGATCCAGAATTAAATAAATATACACCTGTTTAGTTATGGCTAAATGACGTTACAGAACGTATGCAATTGGTGTTTCAGAAGTCCAATACATACCGAACATTACATGGGGTTTATGAAGAATTGGGAGCATTTGGTACAGCAGGTTCTATTATCCTCCCTGATCCTAAAACAGCTATACATCATTACCCTGTAACTATTGGAGAATATGCAATAGCTACAGATTATCAGGGCAGAGTTAATACTTTGTACAGAGAATTCCAAAAAACAGTAGGAGAAACAGTAAGGGAGTTTGGATATAAGAAATGTTCAACGTCTGTTAAGAATCTGTATGACAGGGGTTCATTAGATCAGTGGATTACGTTAGTTCATGCGATAGAACCAAGAGATGATAGGGAGCGTGATTTTAAAAAGAAGGACAATATGAACATGGCATACAAATCTTGTTATTTTGAACAAGGTGGTGATGGCGAAGATGTGCTTAGAGAAAGTGGATATAAAGAATTCCCTGCTGTTATACCTAGATGGGGCATAGCAGGTGGCGATATTTATGGCAATTCACCCGGAATGGAAGCATTAGGTGACATAAAACAGCTACAACATGAGCAATTACGCAAAGCACAAGGCATTGATTACCAAACAAAGCCACCATTGCAAGTGCCTAGCTATATGAAAAACAGAGATGTAGATAGTTTGCCGGGCGGTGTTACGTTTATTGATGGTCAACAAGGCAAAATTGAAACAGCATTTAACGTAAATCTTAATTTAAATCATTTATTAGCAGACATACAGGACGTAAGGCAGCGTATTAACGGTAGTTTTTATGCTGATTTGTTTCTTATGTTGGCTAATGCAACTGATACACGCATGACAGCTACAGAAGTAGCAGAACGTCACGAAGAAAAACTGCTAATGTTAGGTCCTGTATTGGAAAGATTGCATAACGAATTGCTTGATCCGTTAATTGATAATACTTTTAACCGCATGATTGAGAATAATTTAGTACCACCTGCACCAGAAGAGTTGCAAGGCATGGAATTAAATGTAGAATTTGTATCTATGTTGGCACAAGCACAACGTGCTATTGGTACAAATAGTATAGATAGATATGTAAATAACATGGGTATGGTTGCACAAATGAAACCTGATGTACTTGATAAGTTTGATTCTGATGCATGGGCCGATGGATATGCAGATATGTTAGGAGTAGATCCTAAATTAATAGTTGGAGGAGAACGAGTAGCAAGAATACGACAAGAAAGAGCAGCAGCACAACAAGCAGCAGCAAAAGCCGAAGCAGAACAACGTGCTGTAGAAAATGCAGTTAAATTAAATAATTCAAAAACTGGAGATCCATCTATGATGGACATGATGAATCAATTTAGTGGCTACAATTCACCATCACCATTGGAGGTATAAATGGATTTAATTGACCTAAAAAAAGACCCACAACCCATTGACAGCAATGAGATGTACGAAGAACCGATGTATAGCTATGGCTTGTGTATTAATCTTGGAAAAGAAGAATTAGAAAAATTAGGCATAGAAAAATTGCCAGAAGCAGGTAGCGAAATGATGATTAAGGCTATTACTTACGTCAAAACTGTAAGAGAAAGTAAAGAAAAAGATGGTGTAGAACAAAATGTAGAGTTACAAATATGTGCAATGGGTATTGAACCTATTGATAAAACAAGAGATCAAGCTAAAGGTTTGTACGAAACACAACCTAAACCTGCACCAAAAGCAACACCTGTTGCTAAAAATCCAACTTATTTAGCATAGGAGGTTATTATGGGTAAAAAAGACATTAAAACACCGGGTAATATTAAGTTTGGCGATATGTCAGCTACAGCACGTATGAATTATTTAAAAATGCTAGATAAAAAAAATAAAGAAGAAGAAGAAAAAAAATTAAAAAAATTATATAATAAATCAAAAATGGAGAATTAATTATGGCTGACAAAAAAGGACAAATACTAGGAATTAAAGGTTCAGAAAAAATCATTCCTAAAAAAATAGAACGTAAAGTAAAGACGTTAGAAGCTATGAAAGAAGGCGGTATGATTTCTGCAAAAGATGAAAAAGAATTAGAAAAACTTAAAAAACTTTATCCATCAATGTTTTAATTATGAAAAACCAAGGATTATGGGCAAACATTCACGCAAAGCGTAAAAGAATTAAAGAAGGTTCTGGTGAAAAAATGCGTAAACCGGGTTCGGAAGGAGCACCAACAGCTAAAGCATTAAGAGATAGCAAAAGTAAAAAGGCATAAGGTGTGACCGTAACCCAGTTATGACTAGATATATTGATGTATGAGTGAATACAATCCTCTCGACCTCAAGAGTCAACAAAAAACCAAAGACAATAAAAAGTCTGAGGAAAGAATTGACCGCCAAAATGAAGAGTCGGACATCAAATGGCTGATGAGCAGCAAGAGGGGTCGCAGATTAATCTGGAGACTTCTGGAGCAAGCAGGTGTTTTCCGATCATCGTTTAACACTAACGCAATGGCAATGTCATTTAGCGAAGGTAACAGAAACTATGGTTTGCAAATACTAAACTTGATTCACACTCTCTGCCCAGAGTTATACCCGACAATGATTAAGGAGCAAAAAAATGTCAGAATCGCTGATGACGGAAGCCGACCAAACCAATGAAGGCAGCACACAGCAACCAGTAGGGGAAACACAAACCGAGCAATCGGCAGAAACTACAACTACTGAAACACAGCAACAAGCTGAAAATGTAGCAGATCAACAAGATTCGGATGAATCCTCTGTTGAAAGTGAAACTAGCGAACAGGAAACCAAAGAAGGTGCTCCTGAAAAATACGAGTTTAACAATGAGGTGGCTGACGCACCAGATGTACTCGACCCCGAAGTCTTAACTGCATTCGGTGAAGTCGCTAAAGAACTTGACCTGCCACAAGAAGCTGCGCAAAAGGTATTAGACAAAGTCGCACCTGTTATACAGGCAAGACAAGCAGAACAGGTAGAAAAAGCAAGGATAGATTGGGCAGAAGAATCAAAATTAGATGATGAATTTGGTGGCGAAACTTTTGAAACTAATCTTGAAACTGCGAAAACAGCCCTTAATGCTTTTGGTACTGAACCTTTTAAACAGTTGCTGTCAGAATCAGGCTTGGGAAATCACCCCGAAGTAATTCGGTTTATGTACCGAGCAGGTAAGGCAATTAGTGAAGACAGTTATGTTGGCAATTCTTTAGGTGCAAATGCTAAAGGCGGTAATGTTCCTAAAGATTTTAACGGCATAGCTAACGCACTATATTCAAATCAGCAAAACAAGTAAGGAGTTATTAAATG